AACCTGTTCAGCAGGTCCTACGTGAAAATATTGAAAAAAAGTTATAGCTCCAGATGTAGTTGCTCCTGCTCCTGTTTCATTACTACCAGCATTTATTTCTAAAGTTGTAGTTGTAGGTACGGCAGTAACCATAAATTTTTTATCACAAAAAGTAGTAGACGAAAAATTAGAACCTGTAATAGCTGTAAACGTAGACGCATCTCCAAACAATATTATATCACCTACTTGAATATTGTGTGCAGAGGAAAAAGTTAAAGTTACGGTTGGTTGACCATTAGTCGTACTAAAAAAATTAGTGGCTGCAGTTCCTGATGGATTTACTAGTGGGTGTATGTCATAGTATACTCCGCCAGAGTATGCATATAAAATTCTATTAGTGCCTATAGCTGCGTACTTAATACCTTCTTTATTAACCATGTGATGCAAACCCCTAGCTGCACCAGTTAGTTTACTATCTCCTAATTGAGCCCAACCGCCTATTTTTTCAGGTGTACCATATCTAAAACGTACGTTTGTACCGCCTGTCCATTGCGATTCAGCTCCAGTAGATGTAACTTGTTTATTAAACCCTGGTAAAAACCCTAATTTTTGTAACATATAAAATCCTTATAAAGAAGGCAGTAGATATGGTGGATTACTGCCTTCATCATAAAGTATATATCATCGTTTAAACCAGTTAGGAAGACCTAAATGTAAACGTTTATCAAACATATTATCTTTAGATCCTGGAGTTTTACGATTGTTATAATGAAGAAATACTTGAACACAGTCTTTACCTTTAAATTTTTTTCGCCAATGTTCTAATTCACAACCAGAATATACTAACATATCACCTGGTTTTAAATCTATCCTAACTCCTTTGATACCTTCTTTTCCAGATGGCTCTAAATAGATTGGCCAAGGGTTACCACCAAGATTCATTGTTGTAGATATTTCACAACTAAATCTATCTTTATGTCTTTTAAGTTCATCACCTTTTTTATAAATTCTTGCATAGGTATAAGCTGGGTATAATTTAAGTCCTGTTACTTGTTCCATTTTAGGTTGACATTTTAACATTAATGTTTCCATAGCAATATTAGAATACTGACTATAGGTATTTGGTATTTGTGCATCATCATAGCTTCCTATAATATTTTCAAAAGGCGAAAAGTATCTGTGTAATCTACAAGTATCATAAACTTGCTTTTGCATACTAAAATAATTATATAAAAATATAGCTAAATTTTTATCAACAGCTTGTTTAACAATTTCATATTTATTTTTTTTAAATGACATTTTATTCTTTTAAAATTTTTTCTGGATTTAACGATATGTTACCAGAAATACTAACTCTAGTTTTATTAGATGAATAAAAAGGATAAACAATGTGAATTAAACTAGATGGAAAAAATAACATTGTTCCTTCATACTCTTTACTTAATTTATATTTATAATTTAACATTTGACCTAACGTATTGATATACGCAAATTGAAAACAATTAGCATTAGGTGCATTTGAATGATTAACAAAAGGTAATTTATTTTCTTCTTTAAAATCAACTGGAATATCGATCCAAATTACAAAAGAAAAAACTCCTGAATGATTATGCATAGGATTAAATTCATGTTTTTTTTGAAAGTTAACCCAAAACGAACTTAAAACAAAAGAACAATTTTTTGTTAAAACTTCTGGAATAACTGATAACTTATTACTTCCAAGAAGTTCTTTATATTCTAATATAGTTGAAACTAAAGTAGTATTATAAAATGAATTGTTTTTATCTTTTATATGGTAAGAACTATTAATATTTCCAGCTAAACCATTATTAAAAATTTTTCCTTTATTTTTTATATAAGATTTTAATTTATTTAAATCTTTTTTAGAAAGTTTTTTTTCTATGTAACCTACGTTTGGAAAAGTTTTATACATCTTTAGCCATTCCTTTTGGCACAGCTTGCATGTTCCAGTGAATAAATCTAAAAGGTTCTATACCAAAGTCTACACTAAACTCATGTTCTAAATACCCTGGAAATATAATTAACGTTCCAGGTTGAGGTCTAAAATGAATTAGTTCATTACCATTAAGAATTTCTGTTGTATTAATTTTCATATTTAATTTAGTTGATCTTGCTCCTGTTCTTGGTTCATGAAATATTGGCATAGATGTTTTTTCACTTGCTTTTAAAAAATAAAATCCTGAAACATGTTGGTTCCAATGGACATGCGCAGAATGATGCCCACCTCCTTTTCTAGCAAACTCTTGTACCCATAACTCACTAAACATAGTTGTATATTGTTGCATATCAAAACCTTGATGATCTAAAAATTCCCAAGACTTATCTCCAACATATTTTTTAAAATCTCTAAAATCATTATCAACTGTTAGAAGTGTTGAGTGATAGGATTTTCCAAAGTCACCATATTTTTTAATATATTTTTTTTCTTTTGTTTTTGCGGCTTTAATATATTTATCACTAGCTTTATTTAAAGATTTTACAAATTCTGGTTTTTGTTCCGACCAAATAGGTGTTTTAAAAAATTCATTTATTTGCATATTATTTATATGGGTATCCCAGGCTCCACATTACTAATGAATACCTTGTTCCTTTTGTGACTGGTTTAACTCTATGCCAAATAAAAGAAGGAAACACAATAATAGATCCTTTTGATAATATTTCGTTGGTTTTTTTTAAATGTTTCTCTTCATCTCTCATGTGTGGTTCATAATTTCTATAATCAAATTCTAATTCACCGCCTTCATATTCTGAGCCATCGGTTAATTGACAAGTCATAGATAATTTTCTAATTTTACCTTTTTGTAAATCTCCATGTTTTTCATCATAAACTTTATCCATAGAATCATAATGCCAATCATAATATTGGTTATGTTTATATTTTGTAAATTGACAGGGTTCAGAAAAATCCCATTGAAAGTTCCAACCTGCTAATTTATTTGCTTCATGTATATACGGATGTACCTCTTTATAAATCCAAGTATCATCTAACCAAGTAATATCTGATTTTCTATAGTTTTGAATATTTTTAATATCTTGTTTAGAAAGTTTTTTATCTTCATAACCACCTATCCTGGCTACAGTTTGTTCTTTTGATAATGCATATTTTACAATGTCATCACAAATTCTTGGAGGTATAACTGATTTAAAATACCAATAATAATTATTTAAGTTCATAAGTTATAGTTTGTACAAAATTTAAATCATCTTTTTGAGTATTGGTTAGGTAATACATATTAGTTGAAGGAAACATAATAAATTTATTATTTGTAAGAGGTATATCCCAACTCCTACCTTTTCGTCTATTATCGTCATAATGAATTCGAACATTACAATTTTTAACTTTGACGCCATAGAGTAATGTAAAGTCTGGAGAGTATGTAAGATCAACAGGATTTACATCTAATAATGGAGTTGTAGTTTGGTTAGGTTTATAAATATTTCCCCAAGTTTCTTTTTCAATTAAATAAAACTTGTGTTTTATTAATATATGTTCTCTAACATAGGTTGTGAGTTTGTCGTAAGTTCGTGAAAATTGTAATTTTTCATTAGTTAAATTAGAATGTAAAATATGATGAGATAAATCAACGCGATCTATTTCCCAATGTTCCGGCATTGAAACATCTCCACAATATATAGCTTGTTCCGTTAATACTTTCTTTTCCATACCTACTTTTAAAGATAATAAATTTATATTATACTGTCAAGTAATAAAAATTATTGATTTTGTATTCTAAGATTGTCTTCAGCTATATTAACAGTAATTAAATCCCAAGATTGACCGGATTCATTCCAATCGTAATAATATTTATTATCTGCATCTGCATTTTGTTCTGCCGTAAGTTCGGGTTCATTACCAATTGGTGATTCCCATCTAGCTTTTGTAATATTTTTTACCCAAGAAGCAAAAGGTTTTGGTTGAAAAAAAATTTGATTAACTTCGTCCCAAATATAACCTATACCTGCAAAATTTCCTCTAAATGCTTTTGAGTCATCACCTGATTCATGTTTATTACCAAACGTATTACGTGAAGTTTGAATCCACAAATGTGCCGGCCAATTATTATGTGTTTCTAAATATTGTTGTCCTACTGATTCTGTTTCAACACCATCAGCATTAACTGTGTCACTATCATTTAGTGTTAGTACTGTAAGTACTTCATTGTTTTCTGATATTTTTGCAAATGATGCCATATTTTTACCTATTGATATTTATACCTTATTATAACTACTCCAGATCCGCCAACTCCACCTCTTCCTGTAGCAGGAGCGTTGAATCCACAAGAGTTCCCACCAGCACCACCACCGGTATTAGCTCCACCTGCTCTAGCAGGACTTGGTCCATTTTTTCCGCCTTGACCGCCACCACCGGCTCCACCGGCTCCACCGGCTGGGCTTGGTCCGCCTTGATTTCCACCGCCGCCACCACCGGCTCTAGCTGTTGGTGTTCCATTAATACTTGAAGTTGCACCGCCTCCGCCAACTCCACCAGTAGTTAATCCTGCTGCATTACCACCAGTGTTAAGTGCTCCTCCACCGCCACCTGCTTTATTTCCTGGAGAAGGTTGACCATTACCACCAGGTTGACCTTGAGGTGGACTTACTGGAGGCGTATTACCTGCTTTACCTGTTGAATTTCCTGGATTTGATGGACCACATCTTCCATTTCCTCCGCCACCGGATCCACCTGTTGCTGCAAAACCTGCTGCTGATCCGCCACCTGCAGCAACACCACCACCTGCTGAAGTAATTCCTAAACCTGAAGAGTTACCACCACTGGTTCCTACTGGAGAGGGAACTGGACTACCACCAGCGATTCCTGGACTACCACCATTACCAATTACAATTGGATAACTTTGTACTGAAGCTGTAACAGCTACTGCTGGAGATGCTCCTAAAGGTGAGACTGTATAAGAACCTGTTGCTGTACCTGGAGATTCTCTATATCCTCCGGCACCTCCCCCACCACCAGATTCACCGGTTCCGCCATCTCCCCCAGCTCCACCTCCGGCTATTACTAAATAATCCATAGCATTGTCTGCAGAACATCCAGATATTTTAGTTACTGCAAAACTTCCTGGTCCTGTAAATGTGTGGATTCTAAAATCACCACTTTCTGTAATTGTTCCACCTGTTGCTTCTATCATAGGAGGAACACCACCAGCACCAAATCCTAAAACTTGATAACCAAATGATTTACCTCTTCGAAGTTGTATATTTGATGAATTCTTACTTGAAGTAAGTTTATTTTTTAAATCTCTCATATTCTATTTCCTTATGCGTCGTTAGCTGCATCAGTAGTAAAGAATATTTTAATACCTAAAAGTCTTGCTACTCCGGTATACGTATCTCCACCTGCGTTTGCATCTCTAAATATTTGAAAATAAGTTTGTTGATCTACTGCAGGAGATCCTGCGATTGTGACTGCAGAACTTTCTGCAGAAACTTGTTGATCTTCTACTGTTCCTATACCAGCATCTGTAACGTTTACTGCCGTCCCGTAA